ATCTTATTAACAGAGCCGCTGCTGCTGGACTAACCGTTGCACAAAGAAAAGCGATGCGCGCAGCTGCTGACCTACATGGTAAGGCTATGAATGATATGAGATATGCTGACGCCGCAAGAAAAGCAACAAAAGCGTTAGGTGAAGAAGTAGAACAGATTGACGAATTATCGCCAAACTTACTTCATGCATATACCAAGAAAGCTGCGAGTCAACTTGCTAATAAAGCGACTAATGACAATGCAACATCGAATCCGCGTGTTCAACGCAAAATAAAGAATCGCCTCAGAGGTATAATTGGTGCATCTGGCAGAAATGCAGATAGAGCTAATGATGCAAATGAATTTAGCGAAGAAATTGAACTCGATGAAGCTGGTATGCCATCTTCAGTTATAAAGTCAAAGCAAAAATACTCTAATATGTCAGATAAAGACTTTGCTGCAATGCATGGTAATAAACCCGAAACTGAACTTAGATCTATGGCGCAAAGACATGGCTACGGCAAAGATAGTTCGGAATATGTGAATAAAGTTAAGCGCGGTTCTTCTATGAAAAAAGAAGAAATGGAAAGTGATTATGAAGAGACAAAAAAGAAGACTATGAAAGCATTTCCAAATGTTAAACATTTTACAAAGTCTGGTCATCCAGATTGGAAAAAGCACGGTATAACAAATATTCCAACTACCGAATCAGTTGAACTTGACGAAGTAATCACCAAGAAGACTTCTATGGGAGACGTTATTTCCGACTTCGTTCACAGTAAGAATCCTAAGTTTGCTGGTAAGTCTAAAAAAGAACGTATGAAGCAAGCTATGGGTGCCTATTACGCAATGCAGCGTAATGAAGCTTATGATGCAGAAAGCTCAGCAGAAGATGACTTTGAAGGTCTGATGGCTAAGACAGAGTTGTCAGCTATTAGAGATAAAGCTAGTAAACTGATTTCGATGATTAGCGATTCAGATGACCTTGAAGCCTGGGTTCAGTCAAAGATCTCCTACGCCAAAGTTCAAATTGATGGCGTTTATGACTATATGACTTATAGCGGTGAACATAAGACTCCAGAAGAATCAGAATATTCTCAATCGGGTCAGATGGCTTCAAACTACGGAAACTTTATGAACCGTATGGGTGAAGAATACGTAGTTGAGAAGAAAAGTGACGACAATGAAGATGATGATGAAATGGAACGCGCAGCTAGCAAGAATATAATCAACCAGATGCGTAAAGTACCAGTTGATAGTATGCACAAGCTAACTTTTGAAAATGGAAAAAAACATTTAGTACACCATAACAACGTTGTAAAAGCTCTTCAAGTGCATGCAAATACGCCAATTGCTAAAGGCGCTAAAGAAAATGTGCAAAACGCGCTTGGCCGATCGCATGAAGATTTTATGCATGTAGTTAAGTATGGCAAACCAGCGCCAGTTAAGGCTCGTTCAAAAGTTTCTCTTGCCGGCATGAAAGAAGAAGCCGATTTAGAAACACGCGAATCAGGAATGCGCCCTAAAAAGGCTATCGTGGTTACTGGTTCAGATGGTAAACCAAAAGTCAGATACTTCACTCCAGCCCGTAAACAGATTGACGTATCTTCTGAAGGACTTAAAGGAAATCAACATAAGATCGATGCTAATAAAAATGGCAAGATCGATAGTCAAGACTTTAAGCTTCTGAGAAAGAAGAAAGTACAGGAAGCCGAAGAGATGGCTCCAGAGAATGTTGCTAAAGCTGCAGCTACTCAGACTCAATTTGGGGCTGTTGGAAATAGGAACATGCAACAGGATAGCATTGATAAGATGCAATCTGATCCACTTGCTTCTAAACAAAAAATCAAACTTCCTCCTACTCAGGGCAATAAACCAATCGGTGGAGATACCCAAACTCATCCGGATATTGCTGAAGAAATTTTGTTAAATAAACTATACGACAGTTTATCTGAACAGAATAAAGAGAAGTTTGAAGCAATGCTTGATACCGACGATGGCATCGAGAATCTTTTGGACTTCGCTAGGGAGCAAGAACTATAATGGCTGAAGTATTCAAACCAATCGGAACTGAAACGTCAGTTAATGCTCTGGCTACAGCCGTGAGCACATCTTCGCGTCTCATTCGTTTAGTACATACTGGTGCTGCGGCAACAGTATCAAACACGATCACGTGTAGAACTGCGGTTACTTTCAACTCTAACACAGATATTGATTCTACTAATGATTTTATTACTTTGACGAATCACTATTTTAAAGTTGGTGACGTGGTTCTTTACACAACATCGACCGGTAACACCGCAATTACCGGTCTTGCAAACAATACTACTTACTACGTTGGACCAATTGCTAATACTTCTGGTATTCAGTTATCTGCATCACTCGGTGGTGCAAATGTTAACATAACTAAGAGTGTTACAGAATCTGGTCAGAACTTAACTAGAACAAATTATACGATCACACTAATTGGTGGTCAAACTATAGTTCTTGAAAAATACACGGCGTATGATACATTGCTTGGCACCGACGTTGGAACAAACGTAAAAGCCGTAGCAGTCGCGTACACGAACTAAGGAAACTAAAATGAAACTCATGGCAGAACTTAACGAATCAATAAAGATCATCACCGAAGAAGGTGTAGAAGGGAAAAAGAACCTCTACATCCATGGTCCATTTATTCAGACTGAAGTGAAGAATCGTAATGGTCGTATGTATCGAAATGAGTCTGTTGCTAAAGAAGTAAAAAGATATAACGAAGAATATGTTCTTAAAGGTAGAGCTCTCGGTGAACTTGGTCACCCCGAAAGTCCATCGATAAACTTAGATCGTGTTTCTCATAAAATCGTTTCTCTTATTCCTGAAGGTAACGACTTTATTGGTAAAGCACAAATTCTTTCTACACCGATGGGTGAGATTGCCAGAAATCTTATTGAGTCTGGGGTTCAACTAGGTGTCTCAACACGTGGTATGGGATCGCTAAAAGAAGTTAACGGAATTCAAATAGTTCAAGATGACTTCTATTTGGCTACGGCTGCTGATATTGTTGCAGATCCATCTGCGCCAAATGCTTTCGTTAATGGCATCATGGAAGGTATCGATTGGGTCTGGGACAATGGTTTACTAAAAGCCCAGGAGCTTGAACAAGCAAAGAAGAAGATTGAAGAGTCCGCCAGGAAGGTGAACAAAAAAGAGCTAGAAGAAGCTAAACTTCGAATCTTCAAGCATTTCGTTTCAAATCTCTGAATTTTATAAATACTTAAGAAAAATAGGAGTATCACAATGTCTGAGAACTACAATAACCGTGAAGAGATCTTTGACGACTCGGAAATAGTCGAAGAAGAAACTTCAAATGCAAGTACGATTGCGGGCAATCCAACCGTCTCTCGTTCAGATCTAATTAGAAACATGGTTTCTTATGCTACTAAGCTTGGGCCTGAAGAATTGGCTGACTTCGTTTCTCGTATTGGCGCGGCTGAAGAAATGACTTCCCCCAATGACGTTAATGCTCAAATGGATAGCGCGTTAGGTACTTCTGATAATTCAGCCAGTAACAAAGCATCTATCAAATCTGCGAGCGCACCAGGTGAACCAAATAAAGGTCTTCCTTCAGCAGTCAAAGAAGATCTTGCTTTAGTGTTTGGTAATTCTCTCGACCTTTCGGAAGAATTCAAAGACAAAGTTTCTACTTTGTTTGAAGCAGCTGTAATGACTCGTGTCGATATTGAAAGAGTTCGTATCGAAGAAGAAGTTGCAGCTGAAGCCGAAGAAGCTCTCGAAGCTCTCCAAGAAGAGATGGAAGAGAACATTGACGCATACTTGAACTACGCAGTTGCTGAATGGATGGATCAAAACAAACTTGCTGTTCAAAGCAACATCAAGATCGATATGGCTGAATCATTCTTCAACGGTCTTCACAACCTCTTTACAGAACATTATATTGATATCCCCGACGAAGAAGTTGGTGTTGTTGAATCTCTCATGACGGAAATTGAAGAGCTCAGAGATTATATCAATGAGACGACTGAAAAGAATATCGAACTCACTAAGATCGTTTCTCAAAAAGAAGTGTCTGAGTCTGCATCTAAACTTGCTGAAAACTTGACAGACACTCAAAAAGAAAAGTTTACAAAGTTGATTGAAGCTGTAGATTATTCTTCTGTTGAAGAATTCAATAAAAAAGCAAACATCATCAAAGAAACTTATTTTACAAAGAGCGACGTGAAAGTGAATGCCGACCAACTTATTAGTGAGTCAGTAGATGAGCCTGCTAAAGCTGAATACGTTGACCCTGATATGAAAGTTTATGTTCAGTCGCTTTCCAGAAGTATTAAGAAGTAGTTTTAAATAAATAATCTAGTAAAACCTCAAAAGGAGAAAACAAATGGAAACCTTTAGCATTAGAGAAGACTTGCTCCAAAAGTGGAAGCCCGTGCTTGAGCATGGCGATCTTCCATCTATTAAGGACGCACACCGCCGGAGAGTTACTGCTCAGATCCTCGAGAATACCGAGATCGCGATCAGAGAACAAGCAAACTTTAACCCACAATCTCTGTTCGAAGTCTCACCAGCAAACGCCGGTGGTACTGGTGGTTATGCTGGCGCCGGTGGTACTGGGGTTGCTGGTTACGATCCTATCTTGATCTCGTTGGTTCGTCGTGCAATGCCTAACCTGATTGCATACGATATCTGCGGCGTTCAGCCAATGACCGGTCCTACTGGTTTGATCTTCGCAATGCGTGCTAACTACGCTAACTCGACTGCTCGTACTACTGCGGAAGCGCTGTATAACGAAGCTAACACCGAGTTTGCTTCGCCTGGCATCTCGCAAGCTAACACTATCGGTAACAAGTCGGTTGGTACTTCACCTGGTTCAACTTCTCAAACGACAGTTCTGGCTAACAGCAACATCTATAACTTTGCTGGTGGTGCAAACACTCAACAGCTCGAAGCACTTGGTTCAACATCGAACGTGGCTTTTGCTGAAATGGCTTTCTCGATCGATAAGCAGACTGTTACTGCTAAATCGCGCGCTCTGAAAGCTGAATACACCATGGAACTCGCCCAAGACCTTAAGGCGGTTCATGGCCTCGACGCTGAAACTGAATTGGCTTCGATTCTGCAATCTGAAATCCTTGCTGAAATCAACCGTGAAGTTGTTCGTTCGATCAACATCACTGCTGTTCGTGGTGCCAACACAGGTACAACTACTCAAGGTATCTTCGACCTCGACACCGACTCAAACGGCCGTTGGTCGGTTGAAAAGTTCAAAGGTCTGATGTTCCAGATTGAACGTGAAGCTAACCAGATTGCTAAAGATACTCGTCGGGGTAAAGGTAACGTGATCATCTGCTCTTCTGACGTTGCTTCGGCTCTTCAGATGGCTGGTGTTCTTGACTACACTCCTGCTTTGAATTCAAACAATCTGCAGGTTGACGATACTGGTAACACCTTTGCTGGTGTGTTGAATGGCCGCTATCGTGTTTACATCGACCCCTATACTTCCGGTAACTACATGACCATTGGTTATAAAGGTGCCAACGTATTCGACGCTGGTCTCTTCTATTGCCCCTACGTTCCTCTACAGATGGTTCGTGCGGTTGGTCAAGATACCTTCCAGCCGAAAATTGGCTTTAAGACTCGCTATGGTATCGTTCCTAACCCCTTCGCAAAAGGTGCAACCGCTGCTTCGGCAACTGCTGCTCTTGAAGAAGATACGAACGTTTACTATCGTCGTGTTTTGGTTACCAACCTGCTCTAATAACAAGCAGAAGAAACTACAAAATAAACTAAGGGGATCCGAAAGGATCCCCTTTTTTGTTGTTTAATTTACAATCTACAATATATAATTGATTATCCATTTTTATCAACATAATACTATTATACACGGTCTATAAAAATTGTCAACCTATTTTTTTTCTTGGAGTTTACACTTTTCAGTTGACATTTTCTAAGATCTCTGTTAAGATATAGTCTAGTGAATGCCCAGGTGATACGGAGAAAAAAGTTGCTCAACAGTGAAAAAAGTAGTTGACATTTCTTTGAAAAAAGAATATATTGAATATATAAGGTAAATGGAGAAACACAATGTACACGTTTGATGGCTCTATCGTTTCGGATCTACACAAAGATACCTACGGCTTTCGTCCCACTGCAGATTTCTGGGCAAACTGGAATGATTCTTCTGATGCTGACAAACAGCATATCTGGGATCACCTGTGTGAAGCTCACGATTATGCTATGGATCTTGAGGCTAACAGAACTATTGATGCAATCAATGCTTTCGAGATTGAAGTTGCAAACGCTCTTGATCTTGGGGCTTCTTCTCGAGATGTAGCAGTTCGTTGGATCGTTGAGTCACTGAACTTGACTCAGTTTGATTTAATGTATGGTGGTAACTATATCTGCTTCCTCAAAGACTTGCCGCTGTCTATGGCGCAACTGTTCGAAAAATCCATTCGTCAACTTTCAAAAAATCTTATGGAGGAGCTTTTGTAATGCTGGAAACTATGACCGCTTGTGATCTGTGCTTTGGTATTCTTGAGTCGGAATTTCACCACCCATTAGTTAATGGTAAAGCTAATCGCGATAACATTGAAGATGCTATTACGATTGGAATGATGCAAAAGAAACTTGGATACGTAACGCAAGAGACTGTTGACATTGCTATTGCTTTGGTCAATGATCTATTGGCTGAATATTCACCACGGGAGGGTTTGCGTGACTAATATTACTGTTGCTCACTTCGAAAAGTGGCTTGGTAAACGCCGGATGTCTAAAGTCGGTCAGATGTGGTATGAGACTAGTGGCATCATGATCGTTCTAAAAGGTGGATTAACCAACGAAAAGTGGGATACGAACGGACGGTTTGTGGACACCAGCGAGCCCATCGCCGACATCAAGGCGGACCTACTTGAATTTTTTGATAATGTGGTGGAGGACCCCATAAAATGACAACTGTTAACGTAGACGTAGATGTAGAACTTGATGATTTCGATGATCAAGACTTGATTGATGAACTAGAAAGTCGCGGATGGTTTGTTGGTCCTGAAAAAAGGTGGGAACCGCTATTTCAAGAGTTGACAAATGAAGAAATAGATGATATATTATCTAAGTATTCTTGGTCTATTCCTGGAACACTTGGTTTTGATATCTATGAGAAGTTGAGAAAGCGATGAACATCAAACACAGTCCAGTTTTTAACACTATGATCATCAGCGAACACTACTCTAATAAGGATAAGGTTCCTCTAGAATATGTTTGTACTTCTGCACCAAACAAACACGCCGATTATGCAGCAGACATCTTCTATCGTGAAACACCTCATCCTGAGTATGGCAACCGTTACCTTGGCGTCTATCGGAATGGTGACCATCAAGTTATGATCACAAACTGTGACATGATTGAGGATCTTACTTTCAGTATGGTCGAAGGTCTTGATGGTTGGGAATACTCCCAGCACCGTCATGACTATCGTCAAGTTGGTCGAACTGCTATTGATGGTGGTCGTTCATATACTAAACTTGTTGGTGACGTTCACGCTCCTGTCAAGACCATGAAAGTCAAAGACGGACAATTTGAGGAAGTGATCGATGGTTGACGTAGAAACTAGTGGCAAATACGCTAAGTTTATACTAAATGAGATTAAACCTAGAGCTGATAAGATGAATTGTTCAATGGTGGATTTTATTCCAGCAACAGCAGCGTACTATATCTTCTTGCTAGAACAGCAAGGTAAAACATTTCGAAAACAAACTAGAGAAGCATTAGATTTTCTTATGGACCCGACAGATAAAAGTCCTAGTGCTATAACAATGAAGATTATTGATTCTATATTTTTATTGGGTAAAGCGGAGAAATGGGAGAGGGAAAATGGAATATGAGGTAAGTACTCCACAACCGCTCTCAGATTGGGTCTGTTATCTCAGCGGCGATCCATCTAAACCTATGGGTTCGGTGACGTACAGACCGCCTAAAGATAGAGAACCAAAATGGTTCAATAGAAAAATGCAGGAATTCTTTTTTGGTGTAAGGTGGTATAAAAAATGAACAACTATGTAAGATATCGTAATTGGTGGTATGAATGGCAAGCGCCAGTTGACCTACACCACGAAGCTTTTAAAGAACACATTAACTCTATGAGTCTATATGAATTGATGGAGACACTTGAAAAATTCGATACAGACTACGAATATGTTGCTGAAGCTCAGGGTAGTTATGGGTACAGCGAAGGTGTTGGAATGGGAGACATCAAGAAGTGACAATGCATCTGTTGCCGGTATACTATACCACTACACAAAGCAAGAGAAAGACAAAGCCTTCTAAATCCGTTAGGCTTAAAGAAGCTGTAGAAAATCATGAGGCTTGGATCACCAAGATGACTCGTGGAAAGACTATTGATAAGAAGAATATTAATAAAGAATGGTTTGCCGAATATACGAGTATGCTAAAAGCTCATAAAACCGAGTACAACAGCGCGGGCATGAACAGTGCAGATACACCAAAGCCCGAACCCAAAGTCTATACTGGCACTCGTCTCATTGGTATCGCCACGATGCACAAGTCAAATATGGTACCAGTTTTCAGTGCTCAGGATGCAGAAGATATTTCTAAGATGCGAAGGGGTTAACATTTTCCCCTCTTATAAATATAATAGTAAGAGGTAAATCATGGCCATAGACTTAACAACTACAATCAGTTCTTCTAACACTGGGATGCTTTCTACGCAACCTGGTGATGTGAACTTTCTATCGCCGCTTGGGTTTAGATTTAAACTAAAGCGTTCTCCAAATTTAAACTTCTTTGCGACTGACGCAAACATTCCATCTTTCGAAATTGGTTATGTTAATTTACCATCACCTTTTAAAAGGATTGAGTTTCCAGGCGATAAACCAACTTTTGGTGACTTTACTCTTACTTTTAAAGTCGATGAAAATCTTGCAAACTACTTAGAGATATACCTATGGATCATGAAACTCGGATTTCCTGAGAACTTTGATCAATACGCTTCGCTGAAGAACGCTGCTATCGGATCTGGCGAAGGGTCGGTGACTGATGGAACTCTAACTATTCTGAATAGCTCTATGGCTCCTACTACTGAAATACAATTCACTAATATGTTTCCGTATAGCTTAAGTGAAATAAACTTTACTACTGCTGATACAAGTCTTAGCTATGTTACGGCGAGAGTTGCATTCAAATTTAATATTATGAAGATTGTGTCTATCTGACACCTGTGAGGGTATAGTATGAAGTTGGATGAAATCCATGAGTTGTGGTCGCAAGACTGCAACATTAATCGTATTGAGCTTGGTGAAGAAGCTCTAAAGATCCCAAAGTTACACAGTAAATACTTAAGGATGTTCTCCGATGAGAGGCTGATGCTGCGTAAACTTGAAGAAGATAAGAACACCCTGAAGCTTCTCAAGATCGACTATTATCGTGGCGTCCTGCCTGAAGAAGATCTTCGTGCGAACGGGTGGCAGCCATTTCGTCTATCAGTATTAAAGTCTGATCTGTCATTGTATCTTGACGCAGACCAAGATGTTATTAAGATTAACCTAAGAATTTCTGTTCAACAAGAGAAAGTAGACACTCTTGAAGCGATAATTAAATCGATAAGCAACAGAGGTTATTTAATTAAGAGCGCGATTGATTTTGAAAAATTTAAAGTTGGTGGATAAAGTACATCTTCGTAAGATTAATGAGACATATCTTAAAGTAGAAGCTGAGTCTTCTGTTGTTCAAGAACTGTCTGATCAACTAACGTTTGAAGTTCCAGGCGCAAAGTTTATGCCGTCTGTCCGCAATAAGTATTGGGATGGAAAGATTCGCCTACTCAATTCATTAACCGCGGTAACATATGTTGGATTAGTTGAAGAGATCAGACAATTCTGTAAAGCTCGCGATTACGAATTTAGCGTAGAAGATAGTTTAAAACCAGTTCATGGAACACGACTCAAAGCCGAAGATTATCTTAAGTTCATAGAGTCTATCGGCATGACTATGAAGCCGCGAGACTATCAAGTCGAAGCGTTCTGTAAAGCTATAGCTGACGAGCGTAGAGTCTTTGTTTCACCAACTGCGTCGGGTAAGTCTCTTATCATTTATCTAATCGCCAGATTCTATGGACTGAAGACCCTAATCATCGTTCCGACTACATCACTCGTAGCTCAACTTTCATCTGATTTTAAAGACTATGGGTATGACTCAGATAAGTACGTTCACCAGATCTATAGTGGACAAGAAAAGAATAACAATAAACCTATCACGATATCGACCTGGCAGTCGATCTATAAGCTTCCAGCTTCTTGGTTTGAAGAATATGACGTAGTGATAGGAGACGAAGCTCACCAGTTTAAAGCTAAGTCTCTCACTACGATCATGGAGAAGATGACTAAAACTGCTTTTAGGTTTGGATTCACTGGAACTCTTGATGGGTCACTGACGAATAAGATTACTCTTGAAGGTCTATTTGGTCCAGTTCACCAAGTCACAACTACTAAGTCTTTGATGGATGAGGGAAAGGTTGCAAAGCTTAACATCAAAGTCATTGTATTGAATCACACTAAAGAAGATAAAAAGTTCTGTTCAAAGATGGACTATCAAGACGAAATCAATTGGATAGTAACAAATCCAGTTAGAAACAAATTCTTGAGAAACTTAACACTTTCTTTGACTGGAAATACACTTTTACTGTTTCAATTTGTTGACAAACATGGTAAACTGTTATATGATAGTATCAAGATCAAAGATCCAGATCGAAAAGTATTCTTTATTCATGGCGGCATCGATGCAGTGGATAGAGAAAATGTAAGAAAAATTGTTGAGAAAGAAAATAATGCAGTTATCGTGGCAAGCTATGGAACATTTTCAACCGGCGTTAACATACGCAATCTTCATAATGTGGTATTCACTTCTCCCACAAAATCTCGTGTTCGAACACTACAATCAATCGGTCGCGGCTTGAGACTCTCAGACACTAAAGACTCTGTTGCGGTATACGATATCGGAGACGATCTTCGTCACGGCGATAGGACTAATTATACACTCCAGCATCTTACGGAGCGCATGGAGATCTACAACTCAGAAGATTTTGAATATAAAATATATACGGTAAACCTATGAAAACACTCCCACCAATTGGAACTGCTAAAAAGATACCTATTCACTATGTTGATAATAAGAAATTCTTTACGGAGATCATGCTCTATAAAGCAAAATGTGCTGAATACGCGAGTCTTAATAAAGACAGACCGCGAATTCCACCATATCTTGGCGAATGTCTCTATAAGATCGCATTCAGATTATCTCTTATGCCAAACTTCGTGAATTACACGTTTCGCGAAGATATGGTTGCTGATGGGCTTGAGAAGTGCATTACATATTTTAATAACTTCGATCCCGATAAATCAAGTAATCCATTCGCATATTTTACACAGATCATCTATTTTGCCTTTCTCGCAAGGATCAATAGTGAGAAGAAGCATCTTTATATAAAGCAAAAGACTCTCGAGAACTTTTACTTTGAAGGAATGCTTGCTGAACAATCAATCATTGGTGATGATC